ATGCTTTTCAAACATTTAATAATGATGTTTCAAACTTCTTAAATAGCCAAGAAGTGGGAGCTAAAATGCCTGCAATGCCTAGATTTAAGTCTAAGACTTTTAATCAAGAAGCAATAAAGGCAATAAGCGGACTTGAGCAGTATTCCGCTCGGGCTGAACTTATTAAGCAGCAAGCAAAGACCGCTGCTTTTACGGATCAGCTTGAGGCAACTAGAATTGCTGACGCTCGTAAATACAACGCTTTAACGCGTACTCCTGAAGGAAAATACATCATCGATGATGCGTTGGTTGCAAAGAAACGCATTGAGGAAGAGCAGCTTGGAAAGGCCGCTAAAATTTCTTCGGTTGCAGGTCTTGCAAGTGAAGATTCAATTAGGGCGCTTGGACTTGCCCCTGAAATTGAACTTCAAGCAATTCAGACAATGCGCGCAAAACAAGCGCAAAAGTCTCCATTGACCGCTGCACTTGCTGATTGGCAGCAATCTGCTGAAGACCAGAAGGATGCTAAGTTTCAGATTCTGAAAGCTGCGGCAGCTAAGAGTGGTCAGGATATCATTGTCGGTCCTTCTGGAGAATTTGAGTTCAAGAAGGCGCTTCCACAGCAAGTCCAGACCCAGTTGTTCAATGGAATCAAATCGGCCAACACGGCAATTGATCTGATTGAAAGCATCAAGCCGTCAGATGTGGACAAAGCGTTTAGTGTTGGTGGCGCTTTGAGAAGTGTCGGCCAGAAAATCCCGCTTGTTCCGAAATTTGGAGGAGGACTGAATCCTGAGCAAATCAGGATCAGCCAACAGCTTGGATCTTTAACTCCGCTTGTTGCCCGTGGACTGCTGTCTGAGCAAGGTCGTCTTACCGATGCAGACGCAAGAAGGGCTGAAGAGTTGATTAAGACCAGCTATCTTACCTCAAGCCCAGAGCAAGTTAAGCAAAGCTTGGGTGAGCTTAAATCGCTGTTCCAAAACGCGAAAGACCGCATGAAGTCTCCGCTTGGCATTATCGGAGAGCAAGAGGTTCTAAAAATTGACACCAAACAGCAAGAACCGGGAGGACAGCCTCAGTCTCAAGTTCAGGTTACTGATGTTTTTTCGGCGATGAAGCAGCCTCCTGTTTTCAATTCGGTTGAAGAGGCTGAAAGAGCGGTTCCATCTGGAACCAAGTACAAGGTCGGAAACAAGTTCTACCGAAAGCAATAACATGCCATCTACGGAAATTACTGAGGAAGAGTTTTACACCGAAGAGCAACCCGCTCAACCGGCTACAGCGCAACCTGCTCAGGAAGTGTCTGCGATGTCTGCCCAGTATCAGGTTCCGCAAAGGACCGGACCTGACCCTTACGCGAGCATGTTTCAAGCTGGCTCTCCGCAGCAGCTTCAAGCGGCTGTCAATGATGCCGGTAAGATAGGAGAGCAGAAGGCTGTTCAAGGTGAGTCTGGTCAGTATGTGACTCCGTATTTTCAGCGTCCCGGCGTGATGACGGCTCCTCCAAGCGTTGCCACTTCTGAAGAAGAGAAGAAAAGGGCCGCTCAGCAGTTGGCCATTTCTGGAGGACTTGTTGCTGGCACTGTTTTTCCAGCACTCCTTCCAGAAGCTTTAACCGCAGCGGCAACGACAGGAACAATTGGAACAAGGTTGCTTGCAGGAGGAGCTATCGGCGGAACAAGCGGAGCGGCATCTGGAGCAGTTCAAGCCATTCCAGAATTGCTTCGCGGCGAATACGGTGAAGCAGGAAAAACTGCATTAAGAGAAACTGCCGTAGGCACAGTGGCTGGTCCGCTTGTAACTGAGGTTGCAAGACCTTTGATAAAAGCTGGAACAGCCGCCTACGAGGCATTTCTTCCGGGTGCGGATAGGTTAAAGCGTTTTCTTGGTACATATTTTAGACCTCAAGCTCAACGTCCACAAACATTAGAATCAGAAGAAATTAGAAGCATTATTTTTGAGTCAACCGGAGAAAAAGTTCCGCTTGGCGTTGCGGAGGCTATCGGAACTCCAGAGATTGCAAATGCAATGAGAAGTTCTGTCTCAAAGGCTGAACCAAGCGTTGAAGAGCTTGAAGCAGTTAAAAGGGCCGTGTTGTTCTCGGCTTCACGGCTTGGAAAGAAAAATCTTGGAATCTCGTCTGATGATCTTGCGACAGAAACGATTAACCTTTTAAAAAAGGAAATCGGAGCAGTTTCAAAACCCTATGAAGACGCTGTAAGAAAAATCAGCAATGAACTTGATTCATCGATTAAAAAAGGGTTTTCGGATGTTGAAAATCAATTTCAGGCGCTTGTCCCCGGAACCGCCGCAACACCAACAATTCTTGGTCAAAATTTCAGATCAAACATTCAATCTGGACTAAAGTATCTTAAGGATACAGATAATGCTAACTACGGCCTTGTTTACAAAAATCCTTTATACGAAAAGCTTGAAACAAAATCTGTAAGCAACTTAAAGGGTGTTGCAAATGAAATAGACGCTTCGGCGGTTCAACAGTTGTCGGCAACTCCAGAGGAGGCGTTGGCAATTGTTGATCAGTTTGGATTTAGCATTCCTTCCGAGCAGCTTCCAAAAACAATTGGAATACCGTCAACGTATCCAGAAGGAACTCGCGGATTCATTGGTGCAATTGGAAAGATGGCTCCAAATCAAAAAATTGACGCACTAAGAAAACTGAGGACTCAAATTGGAGATTCAATTGGAGACGATTCAGTGCTTCTTGGACTTGGTGATAGAGCTAAGCTTCAGCTTTACAATGCTGCATCAAAAGATATTTCCCAATTGATAGACAACCTTCCAACGTCAACTTTGAAGGATCAGTTAAAATTGGCCGACAAGTTTCATCGAGAAAATGTAGACAATTTTTCTGGAAGAGAAATACAGTCGATTATCAAAGAAGTTGGATACCAAGGCGGAGCTGGCCCTGCGTCAATTGCAATAAAGCTAGAATCTGCCGACGCTCCAACATTTATAAATCAATTGAAAAAAGCCTCAAACCCAAGCGAGGCTTCAAAAATTGATTCCACAGCTAAAGAGTTTATTTTTAATCAAGCTGGCAAGTCGGCCAAAGATGTTGTTTCTGGAGAAGTTTCAATCGGTAGAGTTATCAGCTACATCGATAATCTTGCTCCTGAACTTAAGGGAGCTTATTTCCCAAATTTTGAATCCATTAAAGGATTAGCAAAGAGGCAGTCATCTTTGCAGCAACTTGAAAAATCAGCCGACAAAATATCATCTTCGCTTACCGCTGATCCTAGGCTTCTTTTTGAAGCTCTTGGAACCGGAGGAAAAGCTGTTGAAGACTTAGTTTCAACGGCAATGAAGCGTTCCGGTGAGATGGAGAAAGCTTTTCGCGGAACAGTTCTTGGTGCTTTGAAGAAAGGTTCAGGAGGGGAAATAACTGATGCTATTTCTCAAAATCCTTCAAAGTTTATTAAGGCCATTTCAGATAAAGACGGGCCTTTTTCTAGTTCTCAGACAAAAGCTGCATTTGATTTGATTGGAAGGGAAAACCCCGAACTTCTAAATCAACTTCAGTTCCAATATGTTGACGATTTGATTTCAAAATACTCAGGTAAAGGTGTTTTGGATGTTTCATCTTTGGCTGCTGATCTTTCTCCAGAGACGATTGCTGGAAAGGCTGGTTCCCTCAAGGGTTACGCAGACGCAATACTCGGAGCATCCAGAACTGAAAACATCAGGTCTGTGATTCAGAATGTTTCCAAGATGGAGAAGATTCGTGCGCCGCTGAGTGAATCTGATCCTTTCATTGAAGGTATCGCAAGGGGTGTTGGAGGGATTGCTGGCGGTGTTGCTGGAAAAGGAGCGAGAATTGGGACAATAGGAGGCGCAAATCAGGCCAATCAAATAGTAAAGCTTCTTCCAAGAATCCGTTACAAAATCGCAGCCAAACTGCTGACCACTCCAGAACTGCGTTATCTTGCAATGAAGCCCATTGGGCAAATTACAAAGAATGAGGCAAACGCCGTTCTAAGGGCGACTACTGCCGCAATTTCAGCATACGACGGTGACGACTCCCCCGACATCGACGAGCTGCAAAATCTTGAACGATGAAAACCTCCCTCTCCAAAAAAGGTAACACCTATCAGGGCAAGAAGGTGACGCTGGAAAATCCCTTCTACACGTCGGGTGAGCGTAAGAAGAGCGCGGTGTACGTTAAGAACGACAACGACAATGTCATCAAGGTTCGCTTCGGCGATCCTAATATGACGATCAAGAAGTCGAATCCTAAGCGTCGAAAGAATTTCCGTGCGCGGATGAACTGCGCGGAGGCGAAGGACAAGACGACGCCTAAATTCTGGAGCTGCGCCGCTTGGTGATTTCGTCAGCAACAACTCATTCTACATTTTATGGACAAGATGAAACTTGGTGGTGGCGGTCGTTACGAGAAACTCGTTAGCAGTCTTGAGAGCAAGGGCGTCAAAGACCCGAAGGCTCTCGCGGCATCCATTGGCATGAAAAAATACGGCAAGAAAGGCTTTTTGTCTCTTGCTGCCAAAGGTCGTCGTCGAGCGTTGCGCGAAAAGGCTAACGCTTAGGGTAGCGTCCTTTGACGTACGGCTTCTTGGCCGACTCCTTATCGACGACGAACTTCTGTGGATCTGCGTAGTTCCATGAGATGTCGCCGCCCGTACCACGCTGGATCATAATCGATCCGGTGACTTTTCCGTCTTTGTCCGTCATGCCGGAACGATCCGCTCGCTTCGCCATTCCGAGCATAAATTGTCGAGGTTGATTGAAACCAACTTCCTTCATCACAATCACCTCTCTGGCCCAGTTCGTTAAGTCCGACGATCCGAATCCTGAGTAGGCCATCTCTGCCACGCTCTCCGGCTTGTCGTCTCGACCTTTGGGCTTCGGGAAGTGATGGACGAGAATCAGGACTACGCCTGTCTCCATCATAATTGGCTGGAGCAAGTGCCGCGTAAAGTTCGCGCAGACCTCGATATCCGATGGATTGCCGCCCATGTAGGAGAGCAGTGGATCGATGTAAACCACATCGACCTTAGTCTTGCGAACAAGGCGGCGGAGCATCGTCGCGAAGTCTGAACCCGTTCGAACCGTCTCACGGAAGAATAACATGTTCGCGCTCCGAAGACCTCGCTCCCAGTTCTCCTTGCCAAAGGTCATCTGAGCAGCGCCCTTAAGCGCATCATGCTGATCGGCGATGTCGTTTTCCGCCTGAATGTAAGCTACTTTTAGCGCCCGGACGGGCTTTACGCCAAACCAAGCTTCGCCGGACGCCCATTTCAAACCCTGATACGCGGCCATCGAGCTTTTGCCGCATCCACTTTGCCCCACAAAGAGAAGCGAAGATCCGCGCCGAACCCATCTGTCACCGATCAAATTGTCAGGATCATTCTGCGGGTCGTACTCGATGATGGCATCTATCGAGAACTCCATCGGCATGTCCTGCGCGTCCATGTCGTCCTTGAACGCTTCCCAGTTCACTGCGCCCACATTGACAGCCAAGAGCTTCTGCTCCTTGCCATCGCGCATTACACCGGCTAACCGACTGAACCGGCTCGCGTTCTTGTTCTTCGGATCGATGCCGATGCTTTCGAGGTAGCGATAGACGACGTCGCGGCGCTCGTTCCACTCCTCTCTATTGGCCGCTTCAACGCGCACCCAGCCATGCAGACTCTTGCCGCCGGAATCTATGACGACCGATAGTGGGAGCTTCGACTCCTTCAACGCTGTCCATTGCTCGTCCTTCGTCTTCTCGTCCATCTCGACTAGGACATGGCGGAAGTTCGCCACGCCGGAATCCGATCCGCTCTCGTCGAAGCATGGATTGATGCGGACGTATGCGCCTTTGCTGTCGCTGCCATTCCACATGGCGCTGATGGGCGGCGTGAAGTGGTTCTTAATCCATTCGTCGCGCTTAAGGAACGTACCCTTGGAGGCTGGCCTACCTCGACCCTCTTCGTCGAAAATGATGTCATTACAGATGCAGACAACCTCATCCGACTCGAAGCAGGCTTTCAGGAAGTCGATTGTCGTAAACGGAGACGGAGGTTCTGGCATCGTTTGGATCGTGCGAACGACGAACTTGCCGGTAGGCGAGATGGGATTGCCGCCCTGACCAATGCCCGATTGAGCGGATAAGAGCCAGCCACGCGGCTTGTCGTGCGTCACGGTCATTGCCTGATTCACCTTGTGGGCCAATTCATAGGCATTCCACGGTGGAGAGCATTTCTCGTTGTACTCGGATAGCAGTGCTTCAGCCGACCCTCGCGACAGCTCGAATCCATGCACCAGAGCGGTAGCTACTGCGAAGGTTGCGTTATGACCGCCCTGTCCGCTGACGGCTCCGGGGGTGTTACGAAGCCACGCTCTGGCACGGTCGATATTTGATTGATTCATTGGATTCCAAGTTGTTTGCGCGCTATGTCCCCGCTTTCGCCCAGATCATTCGAGGCGATTTGCTGGAGAACTGACTTTGATTCTTCGAACTTTGCGAAAAGGAGAGACAGCTCTTTGGGAGTCATCAGGTACTTGCTCCAGTGTTGAATTGGTATGGAGCGAGACTGAAACTTCGCAAAGAGCTGCTCTTGTGCTGCGATGTAGAGTTTAGGGTGCTTGTTCAATGACCGGGGTGAACTTGGCCTTGAATTCGGCTTTCGTTCGAACGTACACCTTGGGTTTTCCGTCACGGGTGTAGGCTATCCCCACCCATTTCATTTCCCCGATTCGTATCTCTACGTCGTCGGAAATGACTTCAACCTGCACCGTACTGTTTCCTGAGTTTTTGAATTTCATCTTCTGAGGCGTTATCGAGATGTCCTGTACCAGCCGCATGCCAAACGCCGTCAACAATTTGCGCCTTTGGCTTGGGCTTAGTCATCCAACCTCGAAGAATCGCATGGTCGATGAGTGCTGGCGCTTCCTTCAATAACTGTTCTCTAGTGATTTGAGTTTCCATAAATTAACCTTTTTTAGCCGTCTTTCCGCGCCATCCGCCTGCTTTTCTCATCCCGGGTTCCTGACCAAGTTCGTTGACGAATCCGCGTCGGATCAGCCACTCCTTGTACTTCTGGTCGATGTAAGCGAAGTGAATCTTTTCGGGTGATTCATCTGCTTCTGCTATCCGCATAATGGGCATTTTGTTTGCGCTGATCATTTGTATGTCTCGATTGTGTGTTTGTAGTGTCGCTCGGCTTGGGTGCAGTTCCAGCAAAGGTCTTGAGTTCCGTTGCATCCGCACCCGAGAGATTTGAAAAGTATGCTGGCCAACCATTGGTATTCTGCGATGGCCGCTCGCAATGTCTCCACGTCCGTTTCTTCGGACATGGGTTTGATATTCTCGCTCATTTGACGACGAAGAGAAGGAAGTAGGCGCTGGCGACGACCATCCCCATTCCGAACGCCATGATGAGCAATTGCTTCAACTCCTCGGGCGAGGGCGGACGATTGGCTTTGTGTATCACCGGCCACCGCCCATCGCGTAATGGAGGATCAAAAGGGCGTCGCAGTTTTTGAGCGTGACGTCCAGATTCGGATACAGTTCCTGAGCTTTGCTTTTTAGCTTTCGCTTCCATTCTGGTCCGGTTTCGCATGATTTACGTCCTCCGAGTCCAAGTGGTTCTTGCCAAATCTTCGGCTCAACACGGTGGAGTGCGTAGCCTTGCGCGTAGCCTAGCCCCTGCACAATCCCGTAGTTTTCATGGAGCGTCGCCATGCTGGCCGACGATGTGAGTTTGCTGACGAACTTTGGCACTTTCTCGACCCACAGATGCGAGTCGGCCACTTTGAATCCTGCCAGTAATTGCGCCGTGTCGGGCAGCGACTCGGGCATTGGGAAGAGCAGTATTCCTTCCGAGGTGCTGACCGCGAATCCGCCGCCCACACCCGGATCGACCGCAACGATTGTTTGGTTTGATTTCATTCGCTCAATATTATTTTCAGTAACAGAGAATAGTAACCTGCTCGGCAGCGATTCGAACCGCTGATTTCGTGTCTCCGCCCTCGCTCCACTTCTCAACCTTCACGCGGCCTTTTACGCGCACCAGAGCGCCGTTCTGAATCTCGATGATCTTCTCTGCAACTTGTCCCCATGAGGACAGCTCGAACTCATCGAAGTCTTCGTGGAAGCGGCCCTCGTTGTCAGTCCAGTGACGGGCGATTGATATAACGCGGCGCACCATGAGCGAGCCGGTTTTGGTTTCGGTTTGCCGACTGATGCCGCGCAGTTCGCCGATCAGATAGACTACGTTCTCGGTGGGCGTGGATGTTTCGTTTGCTGTCGTGGATACACTCATTGGAAAATACAACCTAGTTCACGGTAGCAGGTCATGCGCTTCTTAGCGTGGAATGCTCCGATGGGGTGGAACTTGTCAGAGAAATCTACGATTGTCGCGCAGTTCTTGGTTTCTGTTTTCCGCAATGCCCGACTGGCTCGCTGGATTGTTTTCTGCGACGACCGACCGCCGCTGACCATGATGAGCAGATCGACGTTGGGCAGATCCAATCCTTCGTCGGCCAAGCTTGTGGCGATCATGGTTCGCAGGTTGCCAGCCTTGAATTCTTCCATGTAAGCGCGCCGGTCCTTCTTACCAATCTTGGAATGGACGAGCCGAGAATTCGGAATCTGGTGTTCGTAGTCCTCGCCCAGCGTGATGCGCGGGATGAGGATGAGGGTCTGCATGTCGAGGTGTTCGACCGCGTAGTTGATGGCGTATTTGTTGCGCTCGCGGTTCTGGCAGATGCCGATATCGACAATCGATTCCCAAGCGCACATCCGTTTGAGTTCATCCTCCCTGATCCGCATGTACTTGACGCGAGTGTTGAAGAGCCGGTCGATGTTGTCGTCGATCTTCTGCTGGATGTTGAGGTCTGTGGCATCGCTGATTTCGAGGTAAGCGTCGGCCAATGAATCGCCAATGTCGTTGCGGTTTATTTCGTAGGTGCGGTTGTGGAAGAGCGTTCGCGTCACCGTGTTCCGGTCTGGATCGTCGCCCCACGGCGTGGCGTCAAAACCGTAGCGCAGCCCGTTACAGGACTCGATGATGCGACGCCATCCAGCGGCAGGGCTGTGCTTCGCTTCGTCCACAATGAGAAGGTTCTTCTTGCTGAAGTCTACCGACTCATGCGGACAACGAACGTCTACAATGTTGTCTGGAATTCCCGCGACTCTCAACGATGTGCGCGCTTGCTGACATGTCTCGCGTGTTGGGGCCATCCATCCAAACGACATGTCAGGATAAAATTCGTGGTAATGCTTGATGATCGATGCAGCAATCCATGTCTTGCCACTGCCTGCCGGTGCGACGATCAGCCCATAGCTATTTTTGGCCCACTCTACTGCTTTTTGTTGGTATTCTCTTAGATTCATAATTTTAGGAAATTTGCCCCTCCGCCCACTGCTTCATAGCGAGCGAAGGGTATTGTCCGCACCACACGGTGCGATTCGCCGTCATTCGTTCGTTGTACTGTCGGTAGAAAGCGCGCTCGATTGCGTCGTGGCGCACTTCTTGTTCAGCAACTTCCTTAACGCTTGATTGGCGAAAAATCCGATCTTCAAGCCATTCTCGTCGCAATGTTTACGAACCTCTTCGTGGAGCGCCGAGTCGATGGTGATAACTGTGTATTTGGCTGGTTTCTTCATAATCACTCGCTCTTCATCGGCGTGGACTGAACGCCATTGTAGGCCACTGTCTTCGGCCTAAAGATGCCCACTTGTTCCGTTTCCTCGACCCAACTAGGACCGCCGCGAACGTGGAATATGCAGGAGGACATTCCGTTCCATGATTTTGTAGATGACTTGGCCGAGGTGTAGGCAGATCCAAACGTAGCGTTCAGATCGTCACTGCTCATCGCCTTGACGTTGGCCCAGTCGATGTCGCCTGCATGCCACAACTTAAAGCCTAGCTCCAGCGGCGCGACAACCTCTGCAATGCCGGGGAAGTGCCACACCCACTCGTCATGGCTGCTGGCATCGCCGCTCATCACGGCATAGCACTGGTAGTTTCCGAGTGGTACGGAGCCACTGCCCCAGTCGCAGCTCTCGCCGGGCTTGAGGACTGCGCTCCTCGTAGGATGGTCGTTGCATTTGGGCTGCTCGAAAAGAGCAACAAGAACAGGGACTTCGGTCTGATTTTCGATTTTGATGTGGGTACTCATAGCTATTCGGAGGTGTAAACGGTGTCGGTTATGGGGTTGGTTGCAGGATGAAGTCGAAGTTGATCTTCCAGTTGTCGCCGAGGCGGTTGTAGGTGTCGCCCTTGATCTTCCAAGTGCGCGGATCGCGGGTCGTCTTGGTGTGACGGCAGCGGATACGGACATCGATGTCTTGGATGGCGGTGTTCCGCAGACGATGGTCTGGCGGCAGTTCGTGCAGGTGTTTCATGTCAGTAGATGTTTGATGATCTGGTTCCTGTCTTTGATCGTCGCTCTCAAGATGCTCTCCAGCACAGCGTGAGGATTTACCGTGCTAACGTGTTTCCACTCTGGATTGCCATCGATGTGCTTGGCTGTATCAAGACTTTCAACGCGCACTAGTCCGTTAAAAGCGTGGACGTAGATGAAGGCGCAGTCTCTCATTTAACCTCCTTCTCGCTCCACAATAATAGATCAGCGCGGAGTGCGTCGTTCTCGGTTTCGAGTTGCTGTATATAATCCATTTGCGCCGTTGCAAGTCGTTCTACTACCTCCAACATCTTGATGCGCTTTTGAAGCTGCGATGCATACCCGCACGCTACGGAAGGAATTTGAGTGCTTGATCCGCACTTGAAATGGCGGGTATTGACTCCATTAAAACACAAAAATGGAGCGTTGCACCGAGGGCAATAGTGTTCGTCACTCACGGCTTGGCCTCCTTGGCTTTGTGCCACAATTGCTTTGCTGGAAGATTCTCTCCAGCTATAGATAAAAGACATTCGTCTAAGTAGTTTCCAGCTTTCACTAACCGATTGATATACTCCTCTTGCTCGCG